TTTCCAGTTGCCGACGACGCCACTGGACAGGTTGTAGAGGTTCGTATTGCCGAGTTTGATGTTGTTATCGTAGGAAAACGGGATGTCGAGCCCGCTGATAAAGTATCGAGTCCTGCCGCCGTTATCCACCCACGTTCCTGTCCCCCATCGAAGGTCGTGGGAGCCGAGCCTGCTTTGATATTCGGCGGCATACGCAACGATAGCAATCATAATCAAGCCTGCGATAACAAGTGATCGTTTCATCGTTCCCCCCATCAGTAGGTCCCGTTAGCACCGTCAACATAGATTTCAGAAGCGTATTCAATACAGGTCAATTTCTTCCGCAGATCGCTCGCCCGGGAGATTCGCAGCACCCGCATCTGCTTCACGATGTTCGCCACGGTGCCGAATGAATACACCGCTCCTGCATACGTCGATGAAGCCGCGCTGCCCACCATCGCTCCATCGTCCGTATCCGTAACGATCGCACCATCCTCGGTTTCCGTTACGATCGCTCCGTCCAGCACGTCTTCTCCGGGAGGACCGATGCTTTGGGTCATGCGTGCGATGAATGTATTGGATGTAGTCTCAACGACTACGGCGTCCGCTGCGAACGTGTCGATTGCGTCGTCTTCGGTACGCCGGATCATAATGATGTAATTCGTGCCCGGTTGCATCGTCACTACACGGTCGAGAACAATGTAGAGCGTTACCCAACTATAGGAAACAATCCGTCCACTCTCACCCCACTGAGGAACGTCGTGCGCCACGTCGATCATATCGTTCGGGATGCAACCAATGGCGTCCACATCCGCATCCCAAGCGGAGGTCAACGTAAGGTAGCGATTGCAGGCCAGCAGGAACCGCCCGTACTTCGTGGCGAGGTCTTTGCTTGTGCATCCGTACAGCGTCACGGATACCTTGTTGATCTCCATCGGCGACGTATCGAAATCGTCTGAATATATCTCCACCGTCTGCCGGTCATATTCCAATCCCTTGTCCCAATACGTCACCTCGATCGCGTTCGCCCGATCGCCCGTCGGCATCCACTCTTCGGAAAACGAATCCGCCGCGATGTTCCCCATCGAGAACAGGAACCGCTGCGTCGATATCTCTTCCGGTAGATCGACTAACGGCGTGAACTTCGATCCCATCTGTACGACGGATGCTCGACCGTTCAGCGACACCATATCCAGCACGCGCCGCAAGGACCCGGTAGAATCGACGTACAGGTTCACCTCGTACCCGCGAGATTGACAGCGATTCGACCAGTCGGAGAACTTCTGATAATCCATGCGGGAGGCATCTACGCCCTCTCCGCCGCGATTCAATAGGTAGTAACATGCCCACGCCGGGTTATTCGCTAATCTGTATTCCAGTACGGCCCCGTTATATATCGGAACTGCTGCCCGGAACGCCAAACAATCCACGGTGATATCCGACCCCGACAACTGATCCGTTGCCAACGCCCGGATACCCAACAGGGACACGCCTGGATACGTCTGCGCCACACTGACGATTTCTTGTAAACTGGTAAGATAGACGTCCTGTACCCATCGGATGCTGTCAGTCGGCTCATCAACCAATCGGCAACGGATCTCATACTGCCCGGGAGTCAGTGCATTCAAAGGGTAGAAACTTCGATAGATTGGATTTGCCGCCGCTTCGTTGATTTCGATGTAATCCACAGATGTCGTTCCTACTTCTTTAATCTCTCCTACGGATATCCACCGCCACCATCCTGAGAGATTGTAACTTTCCCCGTAATAATCTTTTGTGATGATGTATTCTTCCCCGTCAGGATAGGGATGATCCCCTTGAGTGGTGGTGCCTGGCGTAACCTCTACCCACGCAGCAGTATACACGCCCTCGCCGTAATCCCAATACCCGCCGGACCATCGTTCCTCTGTGATTGTGAGGGTGACAGTATTCGGGACCTCCACCCGCTTCCAAGCCCCTGTGTTCTGAGGTGTTTTCAGGCGGTATTCCATCCATATTTTCACAGACACGTTTTCGATGGCACCCGTACCGGAGAAACTGTACAAACCGCGCGGGAACCCGATCGTTATGCCAATGCCGTCTACGATGTTTCCCTGCGTGATCCGTTCGGTCCATCCCAGAGTCGGATCTATATTCCACTGTAGTTTTGCGCCAACCGGAACTTCCGTTCGGATTTTCTCGAACCCCTCGATCCGTAAATCGCCCGACGGGTCGGATTTATAAACGGTCCCGATAATTGATTGATCCGCAGAACCAAGTCGAACATCAACGACCACGTCTTGAAACTTCTCCACCTCGGTTTTGTTAATCCTCACTGAGGATATCGAATCGAGTGGATGCCCAGCGACTGCAAACAGCATGTGCAAATACATTTTGTCGCCGATAGCCGTTACGAACCTTGCGATCACCGGCGGGGTCACACGGTGGACTCCGAATATCTCCGGCAACGCACCACCCTCCGCGATCAGGTTCCCCTGCGGGTCCCACGAGTACGTCGGTGATTTTCCGGCACGCTCCGGCCCGGAGTCTACGGATGGTGGAGCCATGATCGCGTTCAGCACTATCCCGCCGGAAGCCGCTCCGAACCCCATCGGTCCGAATACGAGCGACGATGCCAATGTCCCGACAACCCCGAACCGATCTGTCAATCCCCGAAGCGCCGGAAGGCCAAAAGTGACGGCGAGCATCGCAAACATTTTCAACGCCCCGCCACCGCTCGGGACCGCATAGAAAACCACGGAAGACCCTGCCCCCGGCACGATGTCCAGCGACGTGACGACCTGTCCGTCGACCGATACCGCGATGTCGTAGGCCGGGTTGACCTCGAAACCGGCGATCAACTCCCGGATCGGATACCCCGCTTGCACCTTCCTTATCACGCGAGAGGCGAGCGGATCGAATGGATTTCTAATATAACAAACTTGTATCATCCGACCCACCGATACCAACCCTGTATTTTCCTGCTCCAGTACGGATCGTCGGATCGGATAAGATGACTTTCACGTTTCTTCAGCGTGTGAATGATGCGCCCATTCCCGATGTAGACGCCGACGTGCTGTACCAACCCGGGATATATTGGATCAAGGCACATGATGGCGAGGTCCCCCGGTTCTGGTATTTCCACCTTCTGCCACGCCCACCGCGTTCGCTGCCCGTCGTAGATCGTGTGGATGGATACCGAGTCGAAGCAGGATACGTCGAAGTCCGGCACGTCTTTCCCGAAGTGTCGCATGACGACCTGCGCCAGCCCCCAACAATCCATGCCGGTACGGTCGCGTCCACGATCCACAAAGGGAATCCCGATGCACTCATGCAACCCGGAGACCACTGGTCCCCACCCCTAAGAACCCTCCGAATCGTGCGAGATTTGATCCGCCAGTCATCCCGGTACACGCCGTAATCGTCTTGTCGCAGGTCGCCGTCGCACCGGCGTATCCACAATTCGCGTCCTTGAATATGTGTCGGCAATGCTGCTTCAGGATGCGATGTACCGGGAATCTGCGGGAGAACGGGTTGTCCGCGCCGAGGGTGAACGTCGCCCACGTTGCGTTCGTCCTCGGCTGGATCAACTCGAAGATATGTTCCACCTCGGGAGTCGTAGACGCGAGGTTCAGCGAGTTGACCACGTAGATCGACACGGTGACAGGCGAGTACCCGTTTGCCTTCGTGTAGGCGTCGAGAGCGTGAATGTGAGTTTCCATCTCCCCGCTGACGTTACTTACCCGAAGGTCTACCCGGGGGACTTCCCCTTTATTCCCATCGCTGATTTCGTCCAACTCGAACGGGAACGCCTGCCACGTGTAGGTGCGCCAGGTGATGTCCTCGTTGTTACCGACGATGCGGATGGGAGTTTCGATACCGGGGATATCTATTTGCAGCGCGATCAGCCACACGCTCCCGGCGGTAAGGAGATTCTTTTCTCGGACCGCAACCGATGACAGGGGCAGCGGACTCATCAGATCGTCTCCAGGCCGACCTGTACCGACCTCACCCCTTTATTGACATGTTGCCATTTCAGCGAATCTTCAGAGAACCGCACCGTATATGCGGTAGTCGTCACCGGCTCCGTCCATGAGAAGGTAGACCCCGCATTCGCAATGAAGAAGGCGTCGAGGGTGGAGAAATTCGCCTCCGTCATGGCGTTCCACACGAGGGTCCACCGGCGGGTTGCCCGTGTGGATCGGGGGCGGGACTGGACATAGTTCCCATCGAACTCCGTGCGGATCTGCGGGCGATACACTTCTCCTCCGGTCGTGTAAGTTGGTTGGGCTATCGAG